TAATACTTCACCTGCTATAAATGTATTTTGAATTTCTTGCCAATGTTTATTACGTTGGTTTAATTCAGTTAATTCACCTAAATCATTTACAAGATATTTTAATGCTACGTTATTACGATTAGGCAAGAATCTATTAGCAGTAACCTCTGTAAATAAACCTATTTTAACTGTATTTTTATCTATTGCTGCTGTCTTACCAAATGAATTATCTCCGTCATAGTTAGCAGAAGCACTAGTATAATCATTATATAGTAAACTAGTTATTTTAACTCCATCATAACGGGAGGTATTATATGATTTTAAAGATAAATATGAATCTTGTAATTGGGCCTTATTTGTTAAACTACCAGTAGTACCATATATATATTCAATATTTTTTCTAGTAGATGAAGTTACATTCTGAAACACATTATTTAATAATACATTCCAATCTGAATGGAGAAATGAATTTAAATTAATACTTTCACTTATACTATGTTGGGCATTATATACATCCCAATCTCCGTCATATGGATTAAAATCATCTTCAAAATATTGATTAATATCAATTGTACTACCACTTAATTCACCATTAAAGAATGGCATTTTATCACCTTGTAAAACATCATAAAACTCTCCATACTGTGCACTTATTCCTACAGGTTCATAGTTTGCTTCATATACACTTTGTGTATTAACATTAGGAACTGAATAAACTACTTTATTTCTTTCAAGTACTGGGGAGTTAATAGTAACACCTGTTGACAGACTTGCTCTTTCAGGAATAAAGTCTTCAAGCATTTTAAATAATGAATTATCAAAATATTCAATTAATCTAATAAATCCATTATAATCTAATGCTGATGCTGTAAATGGAGCAAATCCAGGTACACCTGTTTCAAAATATAAAGTGCGTTGAGTATCTAAATCAGGATATGAAGCGCTATATTGTTGTCTAGGGTCACCAATATAATTATCTAAAATCCAAGTTGGGTTGTAAGAGGCAATAGCACCTGACACATAAGTATCTATTTGTGTTTGAGGACTAAATGATATATCTACATAATGTAAATCATCATCTCTAAAAGCAGATGATGCTGTAGGGAATGTTTGTAAACTTAATTCAGATGATAATATGCTGCCTGTTATTGTATTAGTTACAATTCTTACTTTATCATTATTATATCCTTTAATTAATCCAGATTTAAGCGAACCTCCAAATTCTTTAACATTTAATATACTAGAGGTAACAGCACTGCCTGTTGGAGTATAGAATGAGCTACTTCCTATTGTATAATAAGTTCTATTTGGAACACCAAATGTAGTCATTAAATAATCTAAACCAGCAACAGTACCTTTTGTTTTTAATAATAAAGGTAAGTTATGGTATATACGTTTATATAATTCAGCTACTAAATCAGCACGTGGTATGTTATTAAGATAACTACCAGTAATAGTAAAATTATTATCAAATATGCTGCTGCCTGTGTTAGCACCAATTAAATAATTTGCTACACTGTCTCCAGCTTGACTATTATATAATTTAACACCAAGTGATTTTAATTGTTGATATACTAAATCTTTAGATATACCTTTTTCTAGATTATTATTTGCTAAATTTAAATCAGTAATAGATTTAATATAAATCCAAATATTATCAAAATATTGACCAACCATATTTAAGAAAGTCAAGAATGGTTGGTTATTTCCATCATCTTTTATAAAGGTAGGAACAGCATATTCTAAATTATCATAATTATTTAAATCATATGCCTCAGCTGATCCTGTTAAAGCATCATACCATGTTTGAACAGTAGCTGATCCTGTGGATAATAAGATAAATGGTTTATTTATGTTTGCTTTAGGCCAAGTATATGAACTTGATTCATAATACAAATATGTTTCATATCCATCGAATTGACGAATAATGTTTGTGATGCTAGATGAATACTGGTTTATTGTGGTTTGTAAACTAGCTGTAGTAGCTACAAATGGTGTATATGTAGAAATAAAACTCTGATAATCTTCAATTTCTTTAACCTTAGTGTAAAAATTCTTTATACGTTGCTCAGCAGATCCAAAAAACACAAAATTATCAAAATTAGTATAATCAACATTAATGTCTATACTTTGTGTAGCAAGTAAATTTTGAATCTGATTATATGATGAACTTTGTAATGATTTTAAATTATTAATTAAATTATTATAATTACCATATGATGTAGCAACTGTACCTTGATTTTCAATAGTAATATTAAAATTAGGTCCTCTTAATTGTGGGGGTGGAGGTGGTATAATTAATTTATCTAGATTTATATCAAAAACATATGGATTTACAATTTCTTCTACTACCCACAGTGTTTGTTTTTCTTGTACTGTTAAAGGTAAAGGTTGATATAATTTAAATAATATTTCATATCCTCCAGGATTAGGATTAAAAGCAACATTAACAGCAACATATTGTTCATTATTATCAAAATTTAATAAATAATCTACATAATAATCTGTAGTATTAATTTTATTTATTAAGTCTAATGATGCACTTTCAATTTGTTGATTAGTTAATGTAGTAGAAGCAAGTGCTATTTCTGTTCTATCTTGAGAAATAGTTTTAATAAATAATCCTTGATCAATAACATTAGATACTTTATTTTGAAAAAAATTATATTGAACAGAAAATTCACCAGATGAATACCCTAAATCTTGTAAATCTTTTATAGGATCAATTTCAATAATAGGATATAATGAACTAGTTTGAGGTACTAAAGTTGATTCAATTCCTACATCTGTAGTTTGAATTTCTCCTCTAGTATTAGGAAAATCCCCTATTGCTGGAGTTAATCCAGTTGTAGAAGGTAATTTGTAACTAAGATAATTATAATCAAAATTTAATAAGTTCCCTCCTATATCATAAATAAAATATTCAATATAATCTCCAGTTCCACCAAAATTCTCTTGTAGTTTTCTAGAAGAAATTAAAGCAGTATCTTGACTAGAATAACGGGGAATTGTAGTGGTATTAACTATATTACCTACTATTTTAATATTACTAGCCATTATCTCCTAACTTGATTTATATCGTTTAATGCTGTTTGAGCATCTAATACTTGTTGTCTTAAAGCTGTAATTTCATCAAGTAGAGCTTGAATATCATCTTGATCAATTATTACTCCTAAATAGTTAGCTTCACGTTGTAAAATATATCTATGTGAATCAGCTTCTCCTTCTTTAGGTATTTGATAAAATAATTGATCATATAAAGTAAAAAAATCCTCAAGAGTAAAAGTAGGGGTTGGAACCTCAATTTGTTGATTTAATAATTGAGAAAATTCAGTATCAATTACTTTACCAAATTGGTTTTTATCAAATACTTGCTTTTCTATAGGAATTTGAGACATTATCTTACAACTTTAAAATAATAATTTTCATCAAACACAATTGCTTCACCATTAGATAATACAGATTTAAATAATAATTTATAATATCTTTCTGGTTCTAGTCCATTCATATATACATCAAAATAGCTTCCACTTGGATCACAGCTAATTTTAGTATATGTTGTGTCATAATCTACGACAATTTCTTCAGTATCCAAATCTTTTATTGACCAATATGAAGCTGTTGGTAAAGCATAATTAACTAAAGCATAACTAAACGATGATGTTTGGAATGTTCTAGGAGGATATTTTGCTCTAACATTAACTCTAAAACGTTGAATTGAATCTTGTTGATATGAGTTTTTGTTATTACCTAAACTAGCATAATATAAGTCAGAATCCATTGTTGATTGGGATCCAACATTATATGAAAAATCATTCCATCTAATTTCTAAACATGGAGGATAAATAGTATGAGTAGTATCTGAGAAATATTTTAGTTCAAATTTAGAGGCTGTTGTAAATTCTAAAGATGAAGAATGTTTTAAAATAAAACCATTATTAGCAATTACATTAGTATAACTAGCACTTATAGCGTTAGTTACTTTTAACTCAATATCTTTAGTAGATATAAAAGTAAAAGATTGAGTTGATTCATAAGCAGAAGCAGTGTACCATAAACCACCTCCAGCATTAGAACCACTATATGAGCCTGTTTGGCCTGAAGGAAAAGAACCAGGTGAAAACCATACTCCACTTCCACTTTCTTGTGTATATCCCCAACTAGCTCCATCTGTTGTAATAGGAAGATTTGCTAATCTACCTGTACCCATATTCCAATCTGATGCTAAAGGATGAGAAAATATTTTATAGTTTAAAGGAATTGATGTTGCGTTAGCTAAATATAATTTTAAATAACAATCAAAACTAGCGGTTTTTACTTTATCAGCAAATGTACCTGATATTTCACTAGATGGAAACTTAATTAAAATACGTGATACTTCATTAGTACTATCAATAGATTCAAATGTGCTAAGCTCTAAAATTTCATCTAACCCTGTATTTAAAGTAGGGTAGTATGAATATAGGGTAGCACTTTTTTCAGGAAATATTTTATATACAGCCATTTTATTTACTTTATGCTAATAAATGATAATATTCTTTAAAATGTTTTTGACGATCAGCTAACCCAATTGTACCACCATTTACACATTTAGTTACAGCAAGTACGGAGGCATCAGATGCATCTTTACATTTACCTAAACAGTTTTTAGAAAAAAACCAAGCAGCTGATAATAATGGGTATTTAGTAGCAACTAAATCAGGATTAGCATTAATATCAACACCAATTGCTTTACCAAAAGCAGTATAGTTTTGCTTACCTGTTAATTGGATGTAACCACGTCCGCGAAATTTAAATCCTTCACCTGATATTTCATCACCATTACCCATGCGAGATGCATAAACGCGATTAGCAATTTTTTCAGGTTTACGTTGGTATTGTTCAGCTAATACTGGTGTTGGGAAATATTTTTTAAATATACCCATTAAACCTTTTGCTGAGTAATTAAGATTTTCATTTACAACACGAAATCCACCTGATTCATGTCCACATTGGGCTAAAAAGTGTGCTACTTCAACTGGTGTATCAATACCAAATTTAGCCATTACATCAGGAATCTGAGCGATTACTGTATCTGGTACGTGTCCTTTTAATTTACTTAAATCCATACTTTATAATTTTTAAAATGGTACTACTCTTCCTTGAATATCTATGTTTGGAAATCTAACTTCAAATACACTTGGATCTACTGAAGGATAAATATTACCCATTCTAGTAGCTCCTGGAATATCATAAGTATAAGGAGAATAATTTCCTCCTTGTTTATTTACTATTTCAACCTTAATAACATTTTGTACACCTTTAACTTGTAAAAGTTTAGAAGTAATATCAGCAAGTACAATAGGCTGATTAATATTCCATTTATTAATACTAAAATGATCTTGCAAAGCTAAAATACAATTTGATACAACATCATTATTACTATATCCACTAGCTACTACAATATCAAAATTAACTCCAATATTAATATAGAAAGCATCTTTAATATTTACAGCATCTGTTACCATTCTAAATTCATTAATATAAGTAGCTAAATTATTTTTTAATGCTAGAGATCCTGTAGTTATTTGTTTATTACTATTATAAGCTAAAACATACATATCTAATGATAAAGAATTACGCTCTTCACTAGTTGCTACTGTTGGTGTAGCTAATACTTCACGAGCAACATCTTGAGTAACATATACTTTAGATATTGATCCATAACTAGAAGGTAATGATAATGCTCTTACCATATAATCCTCTCTAGTTACAGCACGTAACTGAGATTGGTAAGCATAAAATGCGTTGTTACGAATTTCTTCAACTTGATCACCGTTTCTACCACCTGATGCTACTCCTGGGTTGTTTGAAGCTAGACTTGCTAATATAGTATTTGCCAAAGCACCAGTAACGCCACTAGGAAAATAAGATATAGTATTATCTATAGTAGTAATAGTATTTGAAGGAACATTAGATGTAACTCCACCTCCTACTAAATATCTTACAACAATGTTATTACTTGGAGCTAATCCATATTCTTGTGTAAAAAATACAGACGCTTGGTTAAAATTATTATATAAATTAGAAATACCAGGTACTAATCCAAGTTGAATATTGTCTGGGTTAGGAATAATATTATTATCAGAAGAATTAGATACACCAGCACCAAATTCTAATTGTAAAGTATCATTAGTTAAAAAACGAGAAACAAAACGACGAGGTACTCGTTTTAAAGTAACTAAATAAGGTACACCATCACTTCCTGAGTTTGGATTTTCAACTTTATCAAATATTGAAGATTGGGCTAAATATGGTACTTCATACCAACTATTACCTTGAGTATCAGTAGCATCTAATATTTGTAATATATTTGTGTCTGATATTGTTTCTATTAAAAATTTTTCAGGAGAACTAAATGTTAAAGTTGTAGATTTAATTTCAGCTGAAATAGCAGGAGTGGTCTTTTTAAGTAAAAAATAATTATTATCTACAAAGGTAATTTCCATACTACCTGTATCTCTAAAATCAACTTTTTGAGTAGTTAAAAACTTAATATTATTTATTGTTGAAGTAAGAGAAGAATTTTCAGGAACAATTAATGCATAATTATAATCTGGTACTAAATTAGCTCCTGATCCTGTAGTTGGAATTAGTTGAAATATATCAATTAGTGTAGTAGAAGTATAAGAAACTTTAGGACGGTATCCTAACATATAAGATAAAGCATATAAATTTTCTTTTTCTTTAGCATACAATAAGAAATTTTCCTGTACTTGAGTATCAATGTAAAATGAAGATACATCACCTATATAAGAAGCTAGTTCTATAAATAAATTACCTGGGGTTGCTTCTGTAAAATCATTATATACTGTAGGAAAGTAAGTTTTAGCATAATTTATTAAATTAGCTTTAAACTCAGGAAATGTTTTATTTAAATATGATACACTATTATCTGCCATTTTATATAAATTGTACTGTAATTTGATCTGCTGTTCCTGAAATTCTAATTCTGTATTTAACTGTAACAGATACTGTATTATTATCAGGAGTATTTAGGTCTACTATTATATCATTTACTTGTATTTCAGGTACAAACAATGCTACATTAGTACTAATTAAATTTTTAATAATATCTGTTATATTTTCATTTATACCTTCAAATAAAGCTCTTCCTAAGTCACATCCAAATTCAGGATTAAATACTCTTTCACCTTTATTAGTAAGTAAAAGATTAAGTAAATTAGATTTAATTTGAGTTTGTGTACTATATGTACTATTAAATGGACCAGAAGGACCATCAAAAGGTAATGATACCCCAATTGCTATATTTCCTTGTAAATCTAATGGATTTACTTGTATTATTTGAGGTAAAGGCATATTAATCTAATTGTCTTAGTCCTGATCTGTCCTGTGCAGTCATATTATTTGCTGCATCATTAATAAATGCTAAATATGGATTTACTTTATCACCAGTAGATGGATCAACAGCATCAATTACTTTTAAATCATTGCGTTGAGGTTGTTGATAACCAAACATAGCTCCCATTTGGCTATGTAGTTGTTCACGAATATTAGCACCACCAGCTACATTAGCACTAGTAAATGTTGCTGTTTTAGATTCAGTTAGCTGTGGTTTTTGTGATAGAATTTCAGTTAATTCTTCACGAACTGCTTCAGCTACTGCTTCTTTAATTAATTTTTTAAATACTTTAACATTCATATAAATAAATATTTAACCTTGTAAATTTTGTTGATCTATTATTAATTTTAATTGTTCTATTAAATCATTTGGATCTAATGTAAACGATGGTTCACTTTTTAATTGTTCAATATTTTGTTTATTAATAGCAACAGCATAATGACGTTTATTACCTCTAACTACAAA